CAGCATCTATGTAGAAGCGTATCTTCTTAGCGTCACGCAACATATCACTGTGCGAGGACTCCCCGTACCGGTAGGCGGCACGGAAGATTTCTCCCATCTGAGCGTTCATGTCTTTGTGTGAGATCAAGTGCTGTAATTCTGAAGCGCCTTCTGGAAGCTCGTAGTACGAGGCCGTTGAGCCATCAGAGGTGCTGCCATCTGATGACCGTGACCACATCTCTCCGCTTGCTTTAGGGGACTTCTTTACAATGTAATTTTTAAAATCGCTCATCGATGTTCTCCTTAAAAAGGGATGTCTTCAGAAAGGTCTTTAGGTGACGGATACTTCGCAGGAGCCGCAATAGGTTCTTTATTGGTTGATATGTAACCCAGCTTGGCATCTAGCACAGAGATACTGTGCATAGGGCCACTGCTACCCTCGAAGGTTCGTATCTGGCAACCGCTACCGGATATCTCAATTACCGAGCCCTCTACCAGCGCACTGGCGTAGAATTCTAGCTGTTTCCCGGGCCGCGCAAAGACAACCGCCTCATAGTTAGTCCAGTCGTTTGTTTTTGTTTCACGGTTATAAAACTTAACGCCAAGCCGTATCCCGAACCCAGTGCTTTCACCGGCTTGGAATTGGTTAGCTGTCTTAGTTAGTTTGCCTGTTACTGTAATACCCATTGTTATTGCCTCTTAGTCAGTTTTTGCAGGGATACCGGGATCGTCTGCGATTAGTTCATCGATTTCTTCACTACTAAACTTAAAGTAGAAAGCTGGGGTGCCCTCACCCAGCCACGCACCGACAATATTAAACTCGTAGTACTCTTTGGCCTCGTTATAATCCATGCCATCGCGCTCTACTAGTATTTCCAGAACCTTGTCTTCGTTATACAAGACAACATCCTCTTGCCCGCACCGTCGGCAGATGCCCACGATTGCCTCACTTAGTCCGTCTGCTCGTAACATAGTTACCCCCAGACCTTAGTTTTCTTATAAAAATATGGTTTCATAAATCGTAGCTCCGTGACATGTCTTCTGCATCGACAACATACAAGGCATTCTTAGTCCGCGTGACAGCAACATAGAACACTCGGTGCATATCGTCTGGGTTACGCCGCATCTGTTCGTCTGCGGCAGGTGATAAATCGGTAAAGAGTACGACGTTGTCGGCCTCACCACCTTTTGATCCGTGGATCGTGGATACTGTGATACGAGGCTCGGCATTAAACTTCTCGCCCCGCCGTAGCAAAGCAATGATGTAAGCTCGGTCTGTCTCTGGCAGGTTGTCCATAGCCTCGTGCCATATCATGTCTTTAGTAGCCAACAGGCCAAAATGCTCCTGTAGCTGTTCTAGGCTAACTTCACCGTCATCATCTAACCCGGGTAATTTCTTAAAGCCACGTGTCACCCGGGTCTTAATTGACATGAAGCTGTATATTTTTCGAGCAACATCGCCCGTTACCATCTTGCCACTACGCAATCTTTCCCAGCCGTTTACTGCGAGGCTCTGGCGTTCACTAATGGACCGATGGCCGCGGTATGTGAATAGATACCCGCCTGCCTTTAGGTCTTGTGCCACGGATTGTAGTAGGTAACCGGCCTGTGCCATTACTAGCCAACTGTCCTCGGACATGTCTAGCGATGCGACGGAGTTGATCCGGACTAGCTTGCCCTCTTCTTTCTTGGGCTCGTAGCGTTTTGGAAACCGCATGGTAATACGTGAGGCGATACCCTCTGCTAGGCTGTGGACCACGCGAGGTATTCGGTAGCTTTGAGACAGGGTTTCTGACCCTCCCTCTAGCGTAATAAAATGATCTACATCCGCCCCTGCCCATCGGTAGATAGCTTGATCGTCATCTCCCGCGCAGTACATCTTCTCGGACTTCGCATCCAGAAGGTGAGCTATGTCCCACTGGAGAGGAGACAGGTCTTGTGCCTCATCTAGAAAGGTCAGCTTAAAGTCAGGGCAGTACCGTGCGCCGTTGTTCGCGAACACTGCAAGCATATCGGTGAAGTCATACAGACCGAAACGGTGCTTGTACTCTTTCAAGCAGCTATCCACGTAGCTTACAAGGTTCCAGTCCTTGTCTAGGTTGCTGATGTTGTACTGATCCCGAAGCGGGACCTTGCGTAGTCTGGCGAGGTTTATAACCCCTAGTATAGGGTCACTAGAACTGGTCACGCTGGGCAGGTCTTCTTCAAAGTCTGCCGCTTTGTTTCCTGTTAGGTTAACGCCGGTCACCTTAGACAACTCCCTGTAGTTCTCCGCTTGCATGACCTGATCCTTTCGGATGTCTGACATTGCCAGAGCCAAGCTGTGCAGGGTACGAAAGTTAGCTAAGTCTTCTTTAGGGTCCAGACCAAATCTAGCCGCCGCACGTTCTTTGGCTTCTGTCGCGGCTTTCTTGGTAAACGCTAGGAAAGCAATGTCCAAGGGGCGTACCCCGCTTTCCAAGGCCTTGTCTACCATGTTAAGTAGCGTAGTAGTCTTCCCAGTTCCGGGTGGTCCGAATATACGAAACATCAGTCTCTCAACTGTAGCCAGACGCGCACTGTTCCGTCTTCTTGCTTACGCTTCACCGAAGTGTAGGGCGTATCACCGTTATCGTCCCTACGGGCACGGATAGAAGAGCCCAGCGTAGACGCTTGCTGGTAATCTTTACACAGGATGCTATCACCCTCTTCCATCTCATAAACGATGGACCACTTACCTGTACCGTATGATTTCGTTAACGGGACGTTCTTTTCAATCTTGATAGACATATCTATTTCTCCGAAGCTAAAATTAACCGGTTAAGCTGACGCTGAACTATCTGTCTGACGCGCTCCCGGGTGAGATTGAACTGCTTACCGATAGCGACCTGAGTCATGCGCTCTTCGTTCCACAGTCTAAATATTTCTTTATTTCTATCTATTTTCTCTTCCATCAGAAGGGTGCCTCATTTGATCCACCAAAGTTAGGTGTCTTTAGCTCAACGTCTACTTTGTCGAAAGCAGGTACAGACCAGACCCTCACAGGGCGACCTTTTATCTTTAATACCTTTGACTCTCCGTGAATATCTCGCAGACGCTGGGCGATCTTATGAGACTTGTAATCAAACCACTTGTTCTTCTTTAAGAACCCCTCGAAGTCTCGAAGCCTAAAGTAGGTGAGGCCTTCTTCCTCGTCGGTCCATGGGCGGCGTAACAGTATCTCTTCCTTGTCTTGCGCTTGCTGTAGGAACCGGCAGAACTCTTCCAGATAGTCGTAGAACTGACCGCTGGTGCTGGCATCCTGCGCTACTTCCATGATGGCGGACTCGTTATCCTTCATGTCCGTGAGCAACGTGCTGATACGGCTTTCCCACGAGGCTTTCTGTACTGAGCGTGGCATAAAGTTTAACTGCTCCATACAGGCTTTCTGGAACACGGGCTGGCTTAACAGACCCTCAGTATCTAGCTCCAGAGGCTCTCCATTTACGTCCATAAACCATACTGGGGGAGTCGAGTCGTACTTACGCAGGTTAGCTATGGATGCCCCTTGGATAGCGGCACCGACACCATACTTTCTAGTGCGACATAGCTCTTTGTTGCAGTGTGCGTTAACAGGGGCATCTGAACACTTGTAGGCGTAATCCTTTCGACCACACTGCTTCGCTACTGCATTAACCTCGTTTAACGGAAGCGGGGGCTCTAGGTACTGCATGTTGTATGACAGTATCTCTGACTCCCAAGAGTCTGGGTACGCCTTACGTAAGTAGACCCCAAGGTTAAACAGGCCGTTGTTACGCCCACCCTCGCTGATCTTGTTCGAGCAGAGTATTTGCAAGCAGGGTGGCCCGTCTATCAGTAGTGAGGATTTCTTGGTTTCTACTACCTGTAGAGCGACCACCTGCTCCAATGTCTGAGCATATTTCTTGTGCATCTCAAAGAATTCTTCGATGGTAGCTGACGTACCATCGTCTTTAATTGCGTACCGTAGGCCGTCTTCTGCGTCAAAGTAAGGCAGGTTCAAGAAATTACCTACATCACCACGGTCTAGGTGAAGCTTGATCTGCTTTGGGAATATCTCTGAATCGCCGTAGCCTAATGCGGCAGACATACACTGCAACGCTTTCTGCATGTCTTTAGCGGTGACCCAGTCGTTTGTAAATAAGAAACAGTGCGCGCCGCCAGATTTTGATCGACACACTACTAAGGGCAAGTCTAGCTTGCGTATCTTTGAAACCAACAAGGTGTGGTCCAAAGGGTACTGATCAACGTCGATACAACCCCACTTGCAGTTGTTGTCCTCGTTAATCGGAATGATGCCAATTCCATGGCGACCACCTAAGTGGTTTTCCCACAGCAGCATGGTCCGTGGTTCGCGTACAACGCCCGCCTTACCTTGAGCCTTACCGTTAGCGGCTTGCTTTTCTATACGAAAGGTACCGTATGCTTCCTGTAGCCCATCAAAGATGGACATAAATTGCTCAATTACCATGTGATTCTCCGATTAGATAAAAAAGGGCGGCATGTGCCGCCCCAAGATACAAGCATCCCTAGAACGGAATATCGGAGTTTGTCTCTGCACGTTCATCGGAGTGTTTAACGACCACATCACCTGCGGTAATCGACTCAGCAAACGATTTGCACTGAGTGTAAGTTCCTACGCTATCTACCTGCTTAACGCGGCTCATCTCCCAACCATGCCAAGAACCCTTGGAGTTCTCTTCCTTAATGGTTTTGATGTGATACACGTGGCTATAACGTGGCGGTGTAAATGGACCATTTGCCCCCTGCATCTGTACCGACTGCATCATGCTGTTCCACTTACGAGACTTCTTCAACTGCGTAGACTTCATTGCGATCAGAGCAGTTTCGGCAGAGCCGTCTTCGTTCTGTACAACCACAAAGTGCTGATGCGTTTCTTCGATGTAGCTACCAGTCCCGCCAACTACGTACTCTTTGTTATCGTCAGGAGAACGCTCAGTCTTAGGACGCTCTTGGTTAGGCTCAAAGATGTTAATAGGTGCGCCACTGCCCTCACCGCGTGGTGACCACTCAATGAATCGACGCTGGTAAGCACATGGAATAACATTGATGCCATCAGAGCCTTTGTATAGCTGGCCCGTCACAGTGTTGTATATGTCCCCTTTACGGGCTTTATCGTTCTCATCCAGTACAGGATCGTTACCAGAGAGTACCTTGAGAAACGGTAGTGCCAAATCTTCTTGGCCCATGTTCTCCATACCTTTACCGGCATCTTCCTCGAACATGGATGATACTGTTACCGCTACTGCTTTTTCTTCTTTTACTACAGGTGCCTTACTCATTTTATTTCCCCTTCTTGATAGTTGCACGTTGACCGACCCAAGCTCCAAAAAGCTCCATCGGGAATTCATCACCATTTTCTACACGCTCTTTAACAAAGGCGCGTAATGTCTGCGAATGCACTTCTGTCTTCTGCTCGGCATAAAAGCCTTCCTTCTCAGCAAAAGCAGAGAACGCACCTGCCTTATCGTCCTCACCGCGTCCGAAAGAACAGGACACTGTGTTTTTGATAATATCGTCATAGCCGTGGTCGCGAAGCCAGTTAAAGGCATCATGTCGATCCGATACTCGGATAGAAGCACCATAAGTTGACTTGACTTGTACCTGAGAACCATCGTCTAATGCAAAAGCTGATATGCCCAACTCACTTAACATGGACGGCATCTCTTCATCGGTTAGCTTTAGAAGCTGGTCTTTCTCGGTTTTAAGTTGTTTTTCGATTTGTGCAATCGTGCCTTCTTTCGCCCGGATTGCTCTTGCTAGGTCGGCCACAGAACTAAGGCCTGCTTGATCTACCTTTTCAACACTAGAAGAGTTCTTGCTGTCATGCTCCTCTTCCATCATGCCAAGTAGCTTGTTTAAATCACTCATACATCTTTCCTTTCGTTGTTAAAGGCACCTTTTGGGCCTTGACAATCACCTATATTATCTTATAATAATTAAAAGTCAACAGGTAATCAAAATGAATTTTGAATTTAAGACACAACCGTTTAACCACCAGCGCACCGCCCTTGAAGACTCGTGGGCCGCGGAACATTATGCCCTTCTCATGGAGATGGGGACGGGTAAGACAAAGGTGGCTTTAGACACCATGTCTATGCTGTACGAGCAGGATAGAATAAATGCTTGTGTGGTGATTGCGCCAAAAGGGGTGTATGACAACTGGTCCCGCGGCGAGATTCCTGCCCACGTGCCGGACCGTATAGAGCGCATTATACTACGTTGGACACCTAACTCGTCTAAGAAGTATAAAGAGGAAGTGGATGCTTTCTTTAAGGATGACAGTGGTGCGCTTAAAATCTTTGTTATAAACACCGAGGCTTTCTCCACGGCCCGTGCCACTCAAATTGTTTATGAGTTCTGTAAGAAGCATTTGAATAACCTCGTGATTGTGGATGAAAGCACCACCATCAAGAACCGTAAGGCTTTGAGGACTAAGAACATTATAGGACTCAGAAAGTTAAGTAAGTACAGGCGCATCCTGACCGGGAGCCCTATCACCAAGTCTCCTATGGATTTGTTCAGCCAGTGCCTGTTCTTGAGCCCTGACGCACTGGGCTTTAACAGCTACTACGGCTTTCAGAACCGCTACTCCATTGTGGTTAAGCGCACTATGGGTGCCAAGTCTTTCCAAGAGATTACAGGGTACCGTCGGTTAGAAGAACTAACAGAGAAGCTGGAGCGGTTTAGCAACAGAGTACTAAAGAAGGACTGTCTGGACCTGCCTGACAAGGTGTATATAAAGCGTAACGTACCGCTTACACCTGACCAGACCAAGCTTTACGTGCAGATGCAGAAGCTTGCGTTAGCTAAGTTAGCTAATGGGGAGTTAGCCACTACGGCCAGTGTCCTGACTCAGATCATGCGTTTGCAACAAATTTGCTGTGGCTTCTTACAGCCCGACGATGGTGAGATACAGAGCATCCCTAGCGGTAGACTAGACAGCATGATGGAAGTTACCGACGAGTTGCAAGGTAAGGCTATTATCTGGGCCACCTATACCCACGACATAACCAGCATAGCTAAAGCGTTGAGAGATAAGTTTGGCTATGAAGCTGTCGCTACCTACTATGGGGCTACCGAGCAGGACGAGCGGCAGGACATTGTGACGAGGTTTCAAGACCCCGATTCACCCCTACGGTTCTTTATTGGTCAGCCCAAGACTGGGGGCTACGGTATTACCCTGACTGCGGCAGACACTGTGATCTACTATAGCAACTCGTATGACTTAGAGATTAGGCTACAGTCCGAGGACCGCGCACACCGGATCGGGCAGAAGAAGTCGGTGACGTATATTGATTTGGTATCGCCCTCGACTATTGATGAGAAGATACTGGAGGCTTTGCGTAATAAGATAAACATCGCCGGTAAGGTACTTAACGAGGATACTAAGGGGTGGCTACAATAGAATGAAAACCAGAATCCACATTAATCAACACAACATCCGGGCCAACACCAAGGGCGCTGAGTTGCCTGTTATTACGGTTAAGGACTATACACAGAACCGCAAAACAAACAGTGCCGAAGTAATGCTGGAGGGTAAGTGCGTTGCCCGGGTGGTTTACTCCCCGGATAAGCCCTTGTCTTGTGGGGCAAAGGTCTGGATAGAGACAGACCTAGATGTCGTAACTCAATGAATCTGGGGGTCTTTGTCGAAGCCTTTAATAGAGGCGTAGCCCTCCATTAGCACGTAGATCACATCTTCTAGCTCGTCGGCATCGAGCCACATCTCTGTACTTTTCTTGCTCTCGTCAGGGTTGTGCTGTACGAGCTTGATCCCAGAACTCATGTCAGGGCCCGAGTTAGAATAGACATGTACTGTGTAATGAAGAGGCGGTAACTTAGCTGTCACCGCTTTCTTCTCAAACCGTAAGACATTGTCTTTCTTCTTCTCGGTCATGTCATCAAGCTACCAATTCCCTGATCACTAGCCCGGATCAATCCAGAAGCCATGTCATTAGGGAACAGTGCCGCATACTGTGACCGGTCCACAGGCCCACTAGGGGCCGTGGGCGGTGCAACAGGAGCCGGTGCCATCGTGGGAGGAGGCACTGGTCGCTGAAGTTGGGTTACTGGTTGTGCTTGTGGTACGGGTA